CTCTAATTCTGACTTGCCCATTTTTCTCTGCCGTGATACAAACATCTCCGTTTCTACCAATAATTTTGATGTCTATTCCAGTAGAAGATGCTTTTTGACCAGCGACAATTTCTATTGATTCGTCATTGTAAATATGATACATTCCATTTTGACTGAGACCAACCAGAGAAACTTCTCCGTCATTGGTGACTCCGTACATATTGTACACTTCGGAACCACTCTCACCCATTTGTGGGTTGCCAATATCTATGCGAAACTTTGGTCCGTAACTTTGTACGAATCGTTCAAACCAATTTTCATTTGGGCGAGTAGTCATTTATTTTGTAACACAATCTACTTGAGTTTGGGCTGGTCCTTGCGTTGGGAAATCTAAGACTGGTTTTAAGAATGCACCTACTCCAGTATCAGATATAACTTCAAGTACAGGTAAATCAGTAATTTCTGTCCTATTTATTGGATCCACACCAATGATAGTTCCTTGGAATACCTTTGGTTTATATTCATTTCCAAGATTATCAACAACTTTATCAGTTTCAGTATATCCTCTTCCACCATCTACAACTGTTACTCGGTCAACAACATAAGGAGTCACTTCTCCGACTGGATATCCTTCACCTTCAGACACTACATACATATCTTCTATCGAACCTTCAGGAGACAGAGTTGCTCTAATTTGAGCACCATATCCCTTATTACAGTTATCAACAACTTCAATAAATGGCGGGAAGGTATATCCAGATCCAGGATTTGTAATCTTGACTCCTATGATACTTGCGGTTCTTTCTAGACCTTCTCCAACAAGTGCTCCCATAATAGGAACAGCAGCACCACCAATTCCATCTCCACCAAAGATATTGATTGTCGGTGCCCCACAATTTAGAGGTGGACCTGCATAACACTTACCAAGTGCTGAAGCCATATTTGGATTTTTTATGTTAGAGGTGTAAATATCAAATGCTCCAACTGCCTCTTGAATATTACCAACAGATCCTGGTGCTGATCCAACTAAAGAAGCAGCAGTGTTTGCCAGATTGATAAGACTTTGTGGATCAAATCCTGGAGCATTCTTTGGTCCCTTACCAATTACCCACTTCAGAACTTGACCATTAACTCCATCTTCTTTTTCTCCACAACTCAGTGGACTTGGAATTCCTCCCACAATTGCAAGTGGATTTTGATTCAACAAATTCTGAACACTAAATCCACCAAAGAACTGAGTAATCTTTTGAATACCATCTAGAGCACTCTTAAGTGTATTTGCAATCTTACCAATTACATTATTGATTAATGACCCAATAAACTGGTCTGCTACACAAGTCACAAAATTAGAAATGTTATTCACTATCGACTTTAACATTCCTTTAATTACACTTGCAATACTATTAATAATGTAATTGGCAACCGTAGGAATCTTAGTTTGTAAAAATTTAATTGGTCCCACCATTGCATTTTGAGCGGCAACTCCTGCTAAATGTGCTGCTACAGGATTTCCAGTTGCGGCAAGAACAAGATTATAAACTAACTTATATAAAAGTTTAAGACCTTGATTCAAGATTGGTGCCATTTTAACAAAAATGGTATTCACCATTCCAGTCACCATACCAGTTACAGAACTTGTAATTGCTTTTGTAACTTTATCAATTTCAATATCAATTTTTCTTCTGGCACTTTCAATACCAAAGTAGATATCTCTATTCAAGGCTTCAATTTTAGTAATAAAGTTTTCAAGTGATGTTGAAATTTTATCTAGAACTTTTGACTTTGATGCTGACCCACTTTGACTTACATCCCCAATTGCACTATAAAAAGACCTTTCGTTTCCAGTTGGTCCACCACCAATAGCGTCTGCTTTCTTTTCGGAGACTAATCTTGGTGATTTGGCAGATGTAGTTGTTTTCTCGTTGGTTTCATTTTTGACAACACGAGCACCATTATTTTTAATATAATCAGAATAACCTGTAAAAGGTTTAAACGGTCCTGGTTCTCCAGATACTTTATATTTTGTATGTCCAAGCGCACCCATAATTACAGGAATCTGAGCGTCATCGCCATCAAGGAAGAATCCGAAAACAGTGTCACCTTGAGTTAGTTTAATTGACTGGGTTAGTTCTGCACCACCAGTACCAGAAGTTGTAGGCAACATACAAATTGCCCAGGGTAAATCTTCATCTTTTAGTTCAACTGTATTTGCAGGGTGATAACCCATGATACGAACTTTATAACGATTTCCCCAACCATTACCAGTTGTTTGCTTCCCCATCGTGCTGAGTGGGGGAATCTGCCCTATCCACCAGCGGAATCCATCTCTACCAAGAAAACTACTTTTAACTAGTGCCTCGTCAATCATTTTTATTCTTCTTTGTTATTAGTTCCGTAACGACCGAATGTATCTCTTACAAGTAACATAGATGTATATGAACCATCAGTATCAAAACGATGACACAACTCTTTAATCATATATAGACCGCTTTGCTCATCATCAAATTGATTTCCATCAGATTTGGATACTTTTGGAAACTGACACTCAATAATATCTCCTGCTCTTAAATTTGTATTAGAAGCAACGGTCATACTTAAAGTTTGAGTCATCAATACGTTATAACGCATTAGAGTTTGTGACTGATATTTTGATGGGTCAGAGTTAGCATCAATTGATGCATCCTTCTCCATTGTTCCAATATCAAGAATTCTTGTGATAATTCTACTTGGAATATCTCCTAAAGTTTGTCCTGAACTATTTGATATTTTAGGTAATGTTAAAGTCTTACCAAGATTCTTAGACTTTCCAATATAATCTGAGGATTTATATACTGCTTTTTCTTGTGGAGTAAATTCTCCAGTTAAAGGATTATAAAAAACTCGATAACTTGCATAGGCACCGAGTCTCAATTTTTCAAGTAGATTTTGATTTCTATTCGTGGTATAAGATAAGATATTAAAGTCCTTATTTGTTCCTTCTTGGCTTGTGCCAACATAAGTATATGTCGCTTTTGGTTTTTCTGTAATCAGTTTATCAATTGATCTAAAGTGATATCCATCTTTTGTTTGAAAGAATAGAAATCCAGCAGTTGCATCTCCAGAGGTTTTAGGAACTGCCTTTGATGCTAACCAAACAAGAACAGTAAATGGTTTTTTCAAATTACCAATAAATCCATACTTATTTGAAGTTTCATCAACTTTAATTGGTTTGTCAGTCTTCAAGTAATTCTTCAAAATATCTTGAACTGATTGGTCAATTCTAGAACTAGTTGGGTATTTTTTAGCGACTCTTGTTGTTTCGTTTGTGATAGATTCTCTTGAAACTAGGTTTAATGTAAATGATTCTCGTTTGCTTTCACTAATGACATTTGATATACTCGAAACATAAAGATAATCTGCAGGTTTTTTAGAAAAATCTAAACCTGGATTTGAAGAGGTATTACCAGCAATTTTAATCGATACTCTCTCGCCACCACGTAAAGGTAGACCATTATAAATTGACTGACGAGCACCATCAGAATTTCCTTCTTCATCTGCTTTTGCAATAGAATCGCCAGTATTAACAACCGTAATTGTTGCGGTTACTGTTGGTGAAAAGATGTCTTCATAATAATCAATTGAAACAACACCCTTTCGAATATCTACAGTTCTTTTCTGGTCATTGCTTTCAATAAAAATTTCATCATATTGGGACCTTAACCTTGCTGGTGATGCCATATTATGTGTACGCTAACTGAGTAAGTAAAATACTATTATGAATACTATTTAATGAATCACCAACAACCATTGGCATCATAGATGCTGGAGCAGATGGTGGAGGTGGTGGTGCTGCTTGTGTTTGCGGTTGAGTAACGATAACTGTTTGCCCTCTTCTTTCTGGTGTTAAAGATTCTACAACTTCCGGACCACCACCAGTTCCTGTTGGAGTAGTTTGTGCCAATGGTTTCCCATTACTAGATGTTAGTCCTTTAAATCCATTACTTTGTCTATTTGTAAGCAATAAAAGACCAACGTAAGGACCTGGATCAACATTTCCACCATAATCTCTACCATTTGTTAAGGTTCCCTGTTTATTTGTATCAGCCTCAAAATGAATATGAGGTCCTGTAGATTTACCAGTATTTCCTACTCTAGCAAAAGAAACCCCAGCAGGAATTACGGCACCGACTTTGCAATTTGATAAAATAGAACTACAATGTCCCATTCTCAATTTTATACCATAGGATTCAACCCATACATCAACCATTAATCCATATCCACCTCTGTCATTGGCGTATAAAACTACACAACTTGCCCTTAAAGCAATATAAGTTCCAAAATCAGTAGCAATATCAAGTCCACCATGCCATTGTGTTACACCATTAATAGTTCTTTGTCCACGAAGACTTGTTACAATAACTGAAGGAGTTCCTTTTGCTCCCACAATACTCGTAATATCTTGACCTTTAGTATACCTTGTTCCTGGTTGAACTGTAGCAGTTGGTGTTCCTAGTGGTGTATTTTTAGCTTGATTAATAATTGCAGTCTCAGCAGCAGTATATCTAGACCCACCAACAGTCCAAGCACCTATACCTTGAGATTTTAAAACAGCAATAGCAAGTAAGTCTTGATTTGCTTCATCAAACTTATCACTTCTACTCAATCCAGACAATTTAACAGCAGATATCATGGTGGAACCAATTATTTGGTATCTTCCAGCAGCATGAATACCTCTATCTGGTCTAGCATTTCTTGGATATTTACTTTCATCTTGTCTATCCATCACTTCACCAATTGTCATATCAGTGAGATTTTTTCCAATCCATTTTTTGGATCCACCAGGACTATCCCCAGCTTTACCCCTATTCATTGCATTATAATTACCACCACTTTCTGGTCCAGAAATAATATCAAGTGCTTGTTTATGAATAGGTTGTAATCTTCCTCCAGCACCAGGAGCTCCACTAGGTTGTTCACTAGGTGCTCCGGGAACTTCTAATCCAAGTCTTTCTCTTAGTTCCTCAATATCTTTAGAGAAATCTAGTGGTTTAGTTAAAACTTTATAAGCATCTTCTAATTGAAGGAACATTCTTGTAAAAGAAGTCTGCATATCTTCCACAGACTTAGAAAGTTTATTAGGAATACTTGCAATATCACCCCTCAATAAACTTGCACCGATAGTTGTTAGACCAGTGAATAAAGTATTTAAAATTTGAGTAAAACTATTAATCGCTCCTCCCAAAACTCTAGCAACTTCAACCGCTCTACGACTCGTTGCTTCTGCTAGATTAATGATATTTGGCAAGTTTGTAACTAACCATCCTGCCATCAACGCACCGCTAATATCCATCATTCTTCCAAAGAAGCTTCTAGTGCTGCCACTAGTAATTCTAGATGGTGCTTTTCTTATGCCAAGTGCTGTTGTTGCTTCTGCAGCATCCTGAGATTCTTTTCTTCTAACTGCCGACCTTCTTTGAAGAAAAAGAGAATTTTTTCTTGAAATTGATTCTTTCTTAAATTTATTTCTCTGTAAAATAGATGAATTAACTTTACCTGCAGACTTTTGAGCATTATTTAAACTTTGTCTGAACGAACCTACAGACCTATTAATATTGGCAGTGTTAATCGAAGATTTAATTGCCATACTATCCTATCACATTATAGACAGATTTAGAGTACATCGCATAAAAATTATTTGGATTACTAGAAGGTATGGCAGGAATATCAGAAGCAGGTGCTTTTCCTTGACTATATCCAGGTTGTGTTTGTTGTTGTGCTGGTGCTGATGCAACTATAACATTTGCTTTTGGTTCAGGTAAAGCACCAACTTTTTGAGACACATCTTTTTGAGCAACTGGTGCAATCTGGGCAATAGTTGTTGGAGATTGTTGTGTTCCAACAGGAGTTGAACTCGTATCAAGACCTGTAACATCTTGTAAAGGACTGATTGAAAACTCACCGTACATTGCTGGTGCGCTTTCTTGTTGCTCACTATGAACTTCTTTAGCACCTGATACTGGTTCTTGGTTTATCTGCAGTGGATTAACCATCGGAGTAGTTGGTTGAGAAGTTTTACCTTCGGCACCAGTTTGCTCTGGCAACATACCAAGATTTGATAAGGCACTTTGTGACATTAATAAATTGGAAAGACCACTCATTCCAGAAGTGTTTGTTGTTTGCTCTCCAGTCGTTGGCGCTTCTCCACCAGTTGGAGTCATATTATCAGGTGAACCACCTATACCATTAGTGCTGGTAGGTGCAGGTGGACTTCCGCCAGTACCATCCTTTTTATCAGCACCTTTTCCAATATTAAAGAATGTTTTAAAAGAATTCTTAACGGCATCAACTAAATTTTGAATTGGTTCCATAAACCATCTACCGTTTACATGTTGAGCAACTCTGGTAGAGATTGCAGATATTGTGCTAAAAACATTCGTAAGAGAACTTCTAATACCTGATAAAAATTGACCTGCTGTATTAAGTCCCTTTAAAATAGTATCACGAACTGAAGTCAGTTTATTCGGAACATCTACCGAATATTTTTTAATTAATCCAACGGTAGAAACCGCTAACCAACCAAATAAAACTCCAGTTAAAACTTGCTTAAGTCTTCCTAGTGTATTTTCTGTCTTTGCAGATATTTTCTGGACAGGAGCAGATAAAGAAGCTTGAATTTTTCTTTCAATAGCACTCTCTTTACCTTCTCTAATCTGCTGCTGCGCTAGTAAAAATTCTTGCTGTTGTTCTTGTCTGTCTTTTTGTCTTTCTAGATTTGTTTCAGCAGTAATATTTGCTGATATACTTTGAAGAGATAAACTAAATTGTGACATCTGCTGAGAGATGCCGTTCAAACTTGAAGACAATGATATGATACTGGATTCAGTTGCTTGAACTCTTTGATACAAAGCAGCATCACCACCGCCAACTTCTCTGGCAGCTTGAATACCTCCTTCAATTGGCGATGCCATTTCAGCCATTTATTCTCTGCTTTAAGTTTTCTTCTTCAATATACTGCTGAAGTAGAGATAAGTAAATTTCTCTCTCCCACGGTATCATATTTTCGAGTTCTGTCAATGAATATTTATGATGCTGCATCAAGGCAAAATTGACTTTATAGTATGACTCAATACTAGTATGAGCCATACTTACCCGAAAAAAGCCGATAGACCCTCCAAGACAACTTCGCTTGTGACACCGGTGTTTGAATTTGTGACTTCAATAGTATGAGACAACTTCGGCATTGTTTCAAAGAACTTTTCAATTTCTTTGAATTGTTTTGAACTTAATTGCTCTAGAAACTGTGCCATTTCTTTTGGAGTGCAATCTGCCGCTGCCCAAGATTCTTCTTCACTGTAAACTTGTTCAATACAAGAAGCAATCATACTAAAAGTGTCATCTAGAGTCAACTCTTCAGACACAGCAAAGTTTGTCTTCACAAATTCTTTCATCGAAGGATATTTCATTCGAAGAGTTAAATTATCGTCCAGTTTAATATCTCTATTATGTTCTGGACTAATTTGAACTTTAATTTCGTCAAGATTAATCAAGGCAGGAACTTGAGTTTTGCCATCATCTGGACAAGTAACTAAAACCTCAACTTCTTCTCCGACTGACTTTCCTCTAACATTTAAAAAAATGTATTCAATATCAAAAGTAGAAAGTTGTTCCACTTTAACACCTTTTGTTTGAATACAATTTGTGATGACTTCTTTGACTGCGTTTGCAATCTGTTTAGTGTCCTCACTTTCAAGTGCAAGGATTAAGATTTTTTCTTCTTTGACTAGGAAAGGACGATATCTAATTTTCTTTCCAGTAGAAGGGATTTCCAACTCATATGTTGGTGTAGCAATTGTTGGTAAAGGCATAATAACCTATAGACTTCAGTAAAAATATTTAGAGACTTATCAGAAGGTTCTTCTTTCTCCAATCGCCTGAGCGTAAAGTTCTCCTGTAACAATAGATTCTCCCAGTGGAACATTGATATTACGGTAAACAATTCCACTTGCACCTCTGACTGGAACTCTTCTTGGTGCTGGTGAAGTGGTTGGTGTTTGTGAATTTGAGGGTTGAATTGGTATGATATTATTATCAATCCCACGGAAGAAATCGAAACTAGAAACTTTACCTGCTACATAGCGGTCAAAATGGAAAGTGGCGTTTGCCTTTAAAATTTCAGAACCACCGTAATTTACAGGAGTTGGATTCAAAATAAGAGGAAACATGCCATAAAAATTATATTCAAGTTCTACACGATAATCCCTGTCAAACTTGATAATTTTTGTTCTATTGACTTTATATTCATTTGGATATTTCATTCTAACATAATATCCAGGTCTATCATAATATTCGTCAGACCCACTTGCCATAAACTCCATCCAGTGCTCAAAGAACTTAATTGTTCGATAATCACTGTCAACGTAAAACTCCATATCAATTTGATTATAAGTTCTGGTATGAGCAAACTTTTCTGTAATACCAGTAAAGTTACCAGTAACGTCAGCAGTGGCAAACTGAGACCCGGGCAAAGAAGTTGAACTGCACAAAAGACCTACGGTTTCTCCAATAAAACGACTATCAATTCCTCTTGAAATTAGGTGCGTTGTAAGAGGAAATGAAAGTCCACCAAAGATAACTTGGTAGTGAGATGTCTGAGCTAAGTTACCAAATATTGGTTTTATATCAGATATCCTACGGGGTTCGACCACTCTAAATACCTATTATGAGCTTTTAGTTATTTAGATGTCATATAAGGGAAAATATCAACCGTCTTTTCCGAAAAAATATAAAGGAGACCCAACCAATATTGTCTACCGTTCCCTATGGGAGCGCAAGTTCATGGTGTATTGTGATACAAATGAAAAGATATTAGAATGGGGTTCTGAAGAATTGTTTATTTGGTATCGTTCTCCGATTGATAGCAAACCTCATAGGTATTTTCCAGACTTTTACATCAAAGTAAAAGAAAGCACAGGGCACATTAAAAAATATCTGATTGAGATTAAACCACAAAGACAGACTGCACCTCCACCAAAACCTCAAAGACAAACTAAAAAATATCTTTATGAGGCATATGAGTATGCTAAAAACCAGGCAAAGTGGGAAGCAGCAAAAGAATGGTGTGCGGATAGGGGATATGAGTTCAAAGTTCTAACAGAAAACGAGTTAGGTATCAATTAATGCCAAGAAAGACTCTTAAAGAACGGCAAGAAAAAAGGATTACAGATACCGATAGTAATAGAAATCGAGTTCGTGCGGTTGTTGATGGTCTTGTTGGAACAGAAAGTGCTGATGATATTATGCTCGAACTTTTAGAAGTTCTTCAAGAAAGTGGCAAAATGCCCAGTGTAGGTAAGTTTTATCTTTTTGTTTATAATGCTAAAACTACAAGTTTAACTTATGACCAGAATCCTTTGGTTGCTGTCACAGATGTTTATTCTTGGGGATTTAAAGGAATTAACTTTCACTGGGGAGAAATGAGGCAATATACATGGAGTGAAGTTGCTGGTTCTCTTTATGAAATTTATCCCAGTGAACTCAGAGACTTACAAGAACTGCCTGTTGCCAATTTCCGTCTAAATAGTTAGAAAAGTTAGATGGCGGATTATTTTACCAACCCAAAATTTGGCACTGATACTGGTCAAATTCCCAGTTTAAATTTGGGTGGAAAAAACGCACTGCCTAATCAAACTCAAGGTTCAAGCAATCAAACTAATCTAACCAGTACCGTAAGTAATACAGCATCAAGAACTGGTGGTGTAGAATATTATAGATATCCAAGACAAGCAATGACTGAAAGTACCGATTACTTGTACTTGAAAGTTGTAAAATTTAAGAGGACTTTGGATAGATTTAATGTTGAAAATGCGTTTCCTTTTATTGCAACACCTTCACAATCTCAAGTACAATCGGAAAATGAAGAAATAGTCGGTCATGTAATATTGCCAATTCCACAATCAATCGCAGATGCTAATTCTGTTGAATGGGGTTCTTCCAGCTTAAATCCTCTTGAAGCTGCTGGATTGGCTGCCAGTATGGGAGCAATTAGAAATATTGCAGATCTACCAAATGTTGCAGCAGGTTTAGGAAAAGAAGGATTAAATCAATTATTAAAAAATGACAACATAAAAGCTTTGCAATCTGC